ATTCAGTCCATTTAGTTGTTAAATAATCTTCACCAGTCGGTTTTAAAAAATTAATTTTACCAAGACCTAATGTTCTAAGTTGTTTTTCCCCACCCCCAACAATTAATTTACTTCTTGGTTGTAAATTACATTCCAAGTTAGCATACATTACTAATTCTTCTTGAGCAATGTTTCTGTCACTTACCTGACCATCGGGCAAATCAACTTTATTAGGGTCAACTATAAAAATATTTTGATAGTCATTTTCAATATGTATATTACCTGCCATAATAGAAGAACTGTTGCTCTAATGCACCTTTATAATCTAATAAGGAATTAATCAAAGGGAATGGTATTGTTAAAATGGCGTTATTTGGAATATTAATTTCAGAACCCCCGTATTTACCATTTGCTTGTAATATTAACCACCCAAAAAAAGGTGTTCCATAATACAATTGAGATATCTTATCTAACCTTGATTGTCCAATAATATATATGTGTTTTTTATCAGTAGATTTGGATTGTAAATTAACATATGGCACAACTGTTTGTTGACCATTAACTATAAATCCTTCATATCTATTATAATATTCTAACGCCATTAATTAAATTGTTTTTTACCATTAAAGGTTTGATTATCGTTATTTGAATTTACAGAGGAAAATAAACTTTTTAAACTGGTTAATTGTGTATCTGTAACACCTGATGTTGTAAAATTATATACCCTTGGGATTCCTTTAATTGATGAATTGTTTATTTGTGGGTTATAATTAAGATATTGTTGTGTTTCAGGTTCTTTTTTAAATTCAGTAAAAGTTTGAACAACCGCACTATTCCAAGAGTCCAATGTTGGCATAATAATAGTATTTACTGTCAAGTTAACACTACTTATGGTCTCCGCAGAGGAACTTGGGATAAGATTGGTAGTTAAAGCGTTAATAAATTGTTCTCTTTTAGTAGAATCTTTTAAGTCATCATAAAATAATGTAAATAAAAGATTATTTGTGTCTGAAACAATTCCTCCAAACGGAACAGTGTTTAAAGAAGTAAAAAACTCAAAATATGGTGAGCCACTACCACTAGGTAAAAATTGGTTAGCTGAAAGCAAATTATAAAAATTTGTAATACCTGAACAAACTAAAGAATATGCATCATTAAAATCAGTATCGGTGGATATTAAATATCCTTTAGGAACTCCATTAAGTAATGTTTTACCATCTAATTGACCTCCAACTACTGAATTTAATTTTTCAATATTTTGTATATATTCCGCCTGTTTATTTGCAAAGTCTTGAGCGTCTGAATTAACATTATTAAAAGCGTCATTAATTTTAGTATCAATTAAATTTTTATAATTAGTTTTAACTCTATTAGCAGCAAGGTTTGTAACACTATTATCATCAATTAACGCCTTTATAATTGTTTCATCACCAGTATCTATTTCAGATTTTAATTGGTTAGCAACTTCTGTTAAATTTTCACTAATACTACTTGGTTTACCATAAATTTTACAAGGTTGTGTTAACCCCGAAATTTTAGCATCACCATTAACAAAGTTTCTATCAAATGTCATTTGAGAGTAAATTCCAAAATTGTAATTATTAATTGAACTTTCAATAAAGTTTAAAGTTGTGTTAAAATAACCTTGTGTATCATCAATAAATTTACCAAAGAAATCTGTATATTGTATGGTACCTGTTTGTGTTTCACCAGATGGTATTTCCGTTAAAATAGTGCCAATTGTGTTATTTGTACGTTGTTCAACATTTTGTAAATCATTAAATGTCGCAAGTGGTTCCGCAAAAACAATAGAGTCAAATAACGCATCGTCTATCGAAGTTGTATCTTCTGTAGCGTCAGCTCTTTCATCATACATTTCAGTATTTGCATAAAAATTAAATGATAAGGCGTTTTGTAATCTATCAATAGGGCCTTTTAATCCACTACCACCAATAAGTTTAACACCTAAAGTTACCTTCGCAATCATTGGTTGTAATCCAATACCTTCAGGATTAATATCTAAATTTTCATATGTAATTGATAATTGGTCAGGAATTGCTTTTGTATTATAAAAGTCACCAATTCTAATTACTAATACCGGTGGAGTACCAAAATTAGTGTTGAATGTTGATGTTGAGGTATCTTGTTGACCTTGGTCATTAATGACTGGTATTGTGTTACCGGGTCTTGTACATTGATTTAAAAAAGTTAATCGGCTATTTAATCCTTCAGGAGTAATCGCGTGAAATGCCGGTTGGAAATATTTTACTTTATCAGTAATTGATGTATAAACAAATGGGTCAGTTTGTTTTAACACTTCAAAATAATCACATTCATTTAAAAGTTTTGTTCTTAACAATCTTTTACTTAAATTCTTTTTTAATATGTCTTGAGAATTTTGTGGTGGTAAACCATTAACGGCATTTGAATTTGGAATATTTTGTGAGTTAGTATTAGACCCAGCATTTGCATTTGACGGATTTTTAGGATTAACAGTAATACTTTTAAAACTAACATATCTAGAACACATTGCAACTAAACTATATGTTTGTGCTGTTTGAGCCAAAGTTACCGAACAATCAACAGATATTGGTGGTGTACTATCAGATGGTTTAGTTTCTGCAGTCGTTAAAAGTAAATTTGAATAAATAAATTTAACTGTATTATCTTGGATATATTTAGCTAGTTTATTATTATTACTGTCAGATAGATTAGAAAAAAATAATTTTAATGACTCAATATAGTTTTTATTTCTGTCTTCAGATGCGGAAGTACCAATAGACGGAAATTTAATTCCATTCATTTCTATAACAACTTCACAATTTTGTTGTGTAACGGCTTTTAAAATTTCATTTCTTAATACTACTAATTTATCATAATTTTGAGTAATAACAGGAAATAAATTAGATGTTTCACCTGAGAAATCTGAGTAATTTAAATATAATGGTTTTTCTAAAATATATTTATTATAAACCGTTTCATAGTCAGTCGATTTAATTGTAGAATCCCATTGTGGGAAATACGCACCAAATCCTTGGTAGTCCGAAAAATTAGGTAGGTCTTGTGCGATTGAATCTTTTTGAGTTAATTCTGTATTAATTGATGCTGATTGTTCAGCTGAAGTTTGATTACTTGAAAGAACACTTTCTTGTAATTGTTTAAGTGTTTGAATGTCTAATGTTGCAAATTTTTTGGCTAATTCATATAAATCAAATTTAGCGGCACCAGCAAAAAATGATTCTATTACCGAATCTTTTTTATCTGTTAAATCATTCTGTAATTCTTTTTTAGCAATTAAATTTAAAACTGAAGGGTGGTCAACAATAATTGAAAATGATATCGAACCACTTCTACTTGTATCCTTATAGGTATAAATTGGTTCAGGTCGACCTAAAAATGATGTTGAATCAAAACCAGGTGAAACGGTTTCACTAAATGTTAAATCATAAGGTGGAAACCACATTATTCGACCTCCATTGGGTCCTTTCTCACATCCAGGTAAATCATTAAACAACGCGCTTCCTTTCCACGCCAAATTCTCGATTGAGAACATATATTTTTTAACTTGTCCATTAACTATATTTGTCGAACCTTGTCCTTTTAATGGGGTAATGTTTAAATTATATGTTGAGTCAAGTACTGAGTTACTAAATTTTCTTATATTACCATTTGTTTCACCACCACTCGTATTTGCTACCGTACTTTGTAAATCTTGATATTGTTGGTATGGTTTATCTTTGGTAAATAATCTTCCATATTCTTTGCCCACTAATTTACCGTCAGTGTTTTGGTATCTAATAACTTTAGAACCTTTTGTTAATTCTTTATACCCATCATTAAAAACTTTTGACATTTGATTAATAGCGTTACCCGCATGTAATCGTCTAGCCAATCCACTAACCGGAGCTGAATCAATTAATCTTTGTGTATTATCTAATATTGAACCTGGTTTAAAATTATAATTTAAAGATGAAGAATATCTGTCAGTTAAATTAACTGCGGTATTGTGACTGTTATCAACCCCAAATTGTTGCCCTTCAGGTCCATATAATGTCCCAAAATCCTCATCACCCGTTTTTGTCCAAACAAATCCTCCAACAATAGTATTATTATCATTTAAACCAAAGGCTAAGTTTTGGTCACCTTCATATAATTTACCAACCGCATCAGGACCTAATACAACCGCACCAGTCGGTTCTCCGTAAGCGTTAAATGGTGTTTCACCTGCCGGAGACGTTGTATATCTTAGTTCGTCTTTACCACCGACATATAGATTACCACTATCATCTTGAGTATTTCTTCTTCCAATATCACCAAATATATTATTTAATAATTGGCCAGCTCTTGTGATGTTTCTATCATAGTTTGGACTATATCGGTTATAATCTAAATTAGCGAATAGAATCGATTTTTGACCCCCACCAGTATTTGCTAAGAATTTTACTGAAGCACTACCGTCATTATTACTTAATCTTTGTACATATCTTCCAAGACCTGTTTTAGGTTGTCTTGGTGAGAAATCAAAATAGTCTCCCTCAATCGGTGAGTAAGGTAAATACGCACCTGTAATTCTCTGAGCTAAATTTACAACAGAATCACCAACCCCATCAGGAACCGTAATATGATAATCTAAATAACTTAATTGAGCTTGATTGGTTGCAAGTAAACTTGATTGTAAAGGATTACTATTAATCGATAGGTTATTTGCAACACTTGTTTGTTGTAGTTCTTGAGCAATTCGATATTGAAAAGACTTTCTTAATTCAAGAACTGATATTTGTAATAAGTAAGAGTCTTGTTGTACTAAATTATCGGAACCAAAAATCAAATCGACCAATGAATAATTTCCAACAACAAATGGTAAATTTAATGGGTTGTAATCACTTGTACCATTATTTTTTGCTAAAATTTTTGTATCAGCAAAAAATAATCCTTCATAACCACCGTTAGGAATAAACCTATTACTAACTTCAGCTAAGTTAATCCATGGTTCATTAATTAAATCCATATTGGTATCGTTTTGTAACGGCCAATATTCTAATTGATTTGATGAATTTTCATTTACTTGTCCAGTCGTTTTACTAATAAACCCAGATGCATCTTGAAATCCTCCTGTAGGACCGTATTGATTTGGTATAATATTTTGTTGAGCTTCAATAAAAATTTCATTATTAACATTTGGGGAATCAATTACTGAGTTATCACTAATGTTAGTCTCATAATAAGGTTCAGAATTTGACGACTGAAAAGCGCCTTCAACGTTATATGGTTGTAGGTTTCTTGTAACAAGACGATTCCTAAAAAACTCTGAATTTGAATAATCTAAAGCACTTTCACTCATCGGGTGATTTTATTTATAAATAGAATGATTTATTATTTTTTAACAATCATTCCTCCCGAAGTTTTTGTATTATCAAAGTGTTTAACAATATATTGCATTAACGACGGATTCTTTGGGAGTTCTTCAATTAACATGTCTGTAAGTTTGTTTTTTGGTCCATCAACAGAAACTTTAAAATTAACTGTATGTACAACTTCTTGTTTTTGTGGGGTAGTTTCAGGTTGACGTTGTGTATTATTTGACATCATTGCTGCGTTCATAGATTGCCCTTGGATTTTTAAAACATCCATTAAACCTTTATTAACACTTTTTTGTAACACATCAGGTAATTGAGTTGCAGCTAAAAAATAATCTTTATCATGTAAAACTATATCACCAGATGGTGTTTTAAGTGTGTCACCACCAACTCTTGGTTCTCTAAATGTATCGCCACCTGTTATATTTAAAGCGGTCTTTAAAGCATCAATATTGGCAAAATTAAATGAACCTGAGGTAATAGTTGCGGTTAAACTTGTAACATCAATAGATTCTTTTTTTAGTTGGTCTTCAAAACCGCTAACTAATCTTCCAGCAAAGTCTGACGCTCCGGTACCTAAAACACCAGATAAACTTCCAAAAACATTTGCAACATCAGTTAATTTTCCACTCATTAATTTTACTAGAATATTTCCAGACTTATCAATATTATCCCCAAATTTGTCAACTTTACCTTTAAATTCTGAATTAGGTCCAAAAGAAGCGGAAACATCTCCGGCTAGTTTTTCATATTTATCTCTCGTCTCCGATAAAAGAGCTTGACCACCTTTAGACCCCCCAATTGTAACTCCGATAGTATTTGAAATTTTTTCTTGAGCCGCGGCCAATCGACCAAATTCACCTAATTGGTCTTTAGCAAGTTTGACCAATTGTTTTTGTGGGTCTTCACCAGCCTCAATAGCATCTTGTTCAGTTTGTTTTTTGATTGCCTCTAATTGGTCTCTACTTAAACTAGCTAATTCCGCTTGTTGCATTTGTCCTTTCGAGTCTTTATAATTAATCACATATTCTTTTCTTCCACCACCAACATCTTTTAATTGTGCAAGATTTGCGAGTTGTTCCTTATCTTCTTTTGATATATCTAAACCTGAAAATTTTATTTTAGACATTTTATCTTCCAACTTTGATGTCTCCAACGCCATTTTTTCAAATTCTTTTCTATCAATACCTAAAGCGTCCGCAACTTCTTTAAGTTGTCGTCTAGCTCCAGGCATAATTTGAAAGGTCTTACTTTTTTCATCAAAATATGTATATTGTTTAGCCAACTTACCCAATTCATCTTGAAGTCCTCCAACATCATTTTGAGCTAAATCCATTAACTTTAAAGGGTCAGTTAACGCAGTTGCAGCACCACCCAATCTTTGTATTGCAGCTGCGGTCTCAATCGCCTTTTCAGGACTCATTAAGTCATCGGCTAAATCTAAAGTTTCAGTCATATCAAACCTTAAAGCTTGAGCCTTTCCGGCCATTTTAGCTAATCCTTCAACACCATTTGTAAAACCAAATCTATTTAATTTATCTAAATTTGCAGTAACTGTTGATGAAACAGCTTGGGCATTAACCCCTAATTGATTTGATACTTGTACTATTTTTGCAACATTTTCAGCAATATGGGCACCTTCCATTCCGGCGTCATAAAATGATTTTTGTAATTCTTCGGCTTTTAATCCTGTTACAGATACTGCGGCAAATAACGCCTCAGATTGACTTTGAAGGGATATTAGATTTCTACCCGAAACATTAGTAAGAGCTTCTTGTTGGCCAACAACATCACTCAGTTTACCGCCTAAATCAACAATCTTTTGGTATGATTGACTAAAATTTTCTTTTATGGCTAATCCATTTGCGGCACTAAGACCCATGGTTTTAGCAACTTTAGCCATTTCAACGTCCATCGTTTGAATAGTTTTGGTAATATCTTTTAACCCTGCGGCTAAATCCAGAAATTGTTGTGTACCATAACTTTTAAAAAATGTACCTAACGGGTCTGTCTCTGGAGTCGCTTCACCACCTCCTACGATAAAATGTAGCATTGTTTAATATTTTTTATATAAATAACCCACTATTCGTTTTTAGGCGTATTAATTTCAATAACCCTATCAACCAAGTATCTACGGTGATAAGACGGCATTTTCATGAAATCGGAATAAGACAAATTTAATTTTGAACCCAAAAGATAATATTGGTCCAATAAATTTTTTAAATACTCAGAAGAAAGGGCGAAAAAACTCTGCCCCAAAGGTCACACGGGCGATTACCTTTTTTCCAGATGGGGCTGTTATTTCTCTCATTAAATCCAACCTAGGTTCGTTTTCTCTAATGAAGTTGTTTATGTATTTTGAATCCATGATTGGCATTTTAGATATGAAATCCGCAATTGCACTTTCTTCTCGGTTACCTTCAACCTCAATAATTTGTTTAGTCAACTTCAGAGTTACTGAAGGTGAAACCATACCTTTTGGGTAAGAATCAATCTGACGATTAATACTTTGTGATTCACCATAAGTTAAAAATTTTATTTTAATTTCTTTCTTAGTTTTTGGTAAAACCAAAGAAATTAAACCTTCTGAATTAGGTTCAACATCTGTCTTTTTGAAGTCTAAAGCATCAAGTGTTATAGTATGTTCAAATTTCTTATCGGTCTCAGGGTCAATTAAAGTAAAATCATAATTAGCACCAAATGAAGTATTTCTTAAAAAAACTAAAATAGCTTCCAAATCACCCTCCATCATTTCTTCAGGTCTAATATCAGGTTCGTATAATTTACTTCTAACTAAATTAGTAATGATTTGGTCACCACTTAAATTACCAACCGAAGCCAAAATATTTTCATCAGCTGCGGTTAAGTATCCAACCTTAACAGATTTTTTCTTATTTTTATAATATTTCCCCTCACTTGGTAATAACACCACATCGTGTGGAAGGTCCAAGTGCATTTGATTCATATTGTCACTCATAGTTTTTTTATTATAAAAATACCTTATTCTTATTTATTGTAAATAAAAAAACCCACGAAAGTGGGTTTGAATATAAAGTAGTAAAGTATATTAATATAATAATACACAATAGTCAGGTCTCAAAGACGCTTGGATAGTTACCAATCCATCTTCAGAGTAAGACAATCCTTGGAAGTCAACTTTTGTAAGGAATGTGTTTTTAAGAACCCATTTCTCAATTACAACACCTGTTGGGTCTAATAAACTTAAGAAAATGTCTCTCTTATAACCCGCAGCATATCCCATACGTCCTGTTACAGACTCAGCGTGTAAACGAACCCATTCCATCAACGCTTGTGAAGCCGAAGGTCCAATTGGGTCACGGAAAGTTACAGAGATTTCTCCCCACTCATATTTACCAGCAACATAAGTTTTAGTATTTAAGAAATCAATCGGAGTAGAGTTAATCGTTAAAGAAGGTCTACTTGTAGATTCTACAAACCATTCGTTAATACCCAAGTCATTAAAAGACATGATAAACCTATTTTTCCTTTTCGGTTCGTAGGGTATCGGCATTTTCATCAGTAAATCAGCCATATTATTTTGTTTTAAATTTTTCTTTTATTTTATTATAAATAGTCCCTCTTGAAAATTTTTCTATTTACTTTAAGGTTTTTTTTATCCAAACTTGCTATAAGTCCAGTTTATAAATATTAATAGTTTTGTTTTTTACCACCATGTGTTGATATTGTTTGAATAATATTTTCTGGGTCTTTTGATAATTCACCTTTAACTTTTTCTAAGTTTCTTAAATCATCATCTGAAAATTCTATTTTAGGAATAAAGTTATTACTTATATCATCTTTAAACATTATTGGTTTTTTAAGTCTACTAGCCAAATACTTAACATATTCTTGAAATTCTTTTAAAGCTTTAACTTTACCAACCTCAGGATTTTGTGCCGAACCTTCACCAAATGTCACAGGATAATATTTGTTCATATCCATATATGCATTTATAAGTTCTTTATCCTTCATATCTTCTTCACCAGCAAATTTTCTAAACTTTCTTAAGTTTTTAACCAATTCTTTTTTTGATATTCCTTTAAAATTGGTTTCAATCATATTTTCTATAGCTCTACGTAAAGCCAATGGTGAATGTCCTCTCGCAGTAACTATTGAAAAAATCGACCCACCATTAACAGCTTCCACAAAATCATCCCAAGCAGGTCCTATTTTAGCCATCATAGCGTCTATGATGAATCTTTTATCACCTTTACCACCAAAGTTCCTAAA